TTTTTTTGTTATTCAACAAGGTGGGGAGTAACTTCCACCTCTCTCTCTGGTTTTGATTTATAGTTAAATTTTGCCGAAGAGATTCTTTGGTCTACCCATCAGACCCTGATTGGTTCGTATCGACCAGAGTCGATAGTCTCCATCATTATTTTGTAAGGAGTAAACTCCTCACATGTTAAAATACTTTTCATGATTGAAGGAGAGAAACCAGACACTAACGCTGTTCCCATTTCATTAACTGAAGTTGGGAAATTATCATTTCTGGCATTTAAGTTCCAGTAAACGATATCTGGCATTTCGTATCCAGCTTCTTCATACATTCCTTTAATCATTTGTTGTGCGGTTGGATTCCACTGAGGTACTTTATCGTAAGTTCTCCATGACTTAGCTGTAGCTTCATCAAATTCCATATCTGAGAGAATCAATACTTTGGTAGGCATTTCATCTTGTGAAACTTGGTGTTTAACAGCTTGACCTAGAATCAGTTGAAAGGTAGCTTCTAGGTTAGTGGTCATGCCCCAATCCGCTTGTGACAATTGCACTATTCTATCCCTTAGGTTACCATTAAGTACTTGAAGTTTCGGTCTCGCCGAGAACGTTACAAACGTATCTTGGAAGGGTCCTAAGTTTCTTTCCGAAATGTATAAACCTAATGAGATTGCGACATCCAAACAAGTAAGGTTAGGGTTATTTCCCACGGGACAACCCATCGAACCTGAAACATCTACCACTGGGAGAATTCTTTCTTCAGAACCTTCCATGTAATTAGGTAAAACTTTCCACTGTTCACTAGCAACTTCCACGTCACCGAACTTAACAGATTTAGTGATGTCGTAAGGGTAAACTGCTCCACTGTTAATCTTAGTAGTTCCCTTTTTAAGAGACTCTACATACTCCTCATACCTTTCACCATCATTCTTATGGAATGCTCTTTGGTACCTAGACGATGCCAAGGATGGTAATTTAGAATAATCAATATTCTCCCATTCCTTAGCACACATACTAGTTTCCACCACATTAGTTAGCCCCACTACCATCTTACGATATTCTTTAGGTGTCATTTTCATGTACTTTCTAATCGTATTTGCTTTCACACCTTTTCTTGGCATCCACTTTGCACATAACCCATCTTTGTTTTCCAAAGCGGTTTTGATTAAAGCTAATGGTTCCAACCAACAGTTTGTAGTACCAACAAGTGTCAAAATGTCATCCCACCTTCCATATTCACTAATTAAGTGAACATTTTTGTTTAGTACATCACTGTGGTTTTCACATAACCAATCTAGTAAATCTCTAAAAATTTGTCTTTCACCAGCACCACCTCTTACGTCTCTTGCCCAGAATAAAATTCTCATGGACATTAGAGCGTCTTCGTTATATGCCTTTGAGAATTTAGAAACAAGTCTTTTCTTGTCCATCCCTCTCATCGCACCTATCTGAAAAAATAGGTCTACACAGTGATTTAAAGTAGATGAGTTAGTTGTCATCCCCTTTTCGGTTACCGTGTCTTGTGTCTGAAGTGAGTCTCGTAAATTCATAATTTCTAGTTTTAAAGTCTGTTTTGAATAGTTGTATAAGTAAGTAAAAAAATGGTAAAAGTCACTAACGTTGTTTAATTATAGGAAAAAAATTCCCCCTGTCAAGCCCCTGGAGTAATATTTTTATTTTTTTTAGTTGTTATTGGGTAATTCTAATACTTTTTCTAATTGATTTTTCCAATTAGTATCAGTCATATTAATAGTTGGAATACCTTTACGCCTAGCCATTTCTACTGCTTGCCCTGTTCCACCTTTAGGTCTTAATGGATTATCTGTTTCTTCAGCGTAGAATAATACAAAATCAACAGGAGTATCTAAATTATCTCCAAATATTTGATTAGTATTTCTAGCCATAAGTTTAAGGCCTCCACCCTTTAATCTTGAGGGTGCAGGATGTATTTCTTTAGCTATAGTTTGTTCTTTTATTCTACTACCTTGTACTTCTGGTGAAAACAAATTCTTTTGAGTTGTACCATCTGAAAATGCCTTATCTGCACCTTCTTCTTTATTTCTAAATGTTTTACCTGTATTTAAAGTATATCCTTTAGACTCAAGCATTTTAGCTACGTCTGTCATAGCTTTTAATATAGAAGCTGGAGTAACTCTGGAACCCACTCCAGCATATGTCATAGTAGGTGTAGAAGATTTTGAAGGTAAATTATTAAATTCTATGGCACCTTCTTTTCCTATAACCTCACTACTTTGTTGTGTTGGTTTTTCTAAAAATATGGGGCCATGTTTTCCAAAATACCCATCTGCAATATTATAGTCATAAAATTCTATAGCTTCTTGTTCTGTCATTTTGTCACGTCCCATAAGAGTTAATATAATAGTTTCTATTGAATAAATCAACCTAGGTTCTAAATCTTTTGAATACCCTATACCGACGATTGCTCCATGTAGACCGTCTAACACTATAGCGTCTGGATTTAATTCGGCGATTTGTTCTAGGGTCGGGGTTTCTTCTACCATTATTTTAATGTTTGATAGAAGAATAATAAAAATAAAGTGTATTGTCAAGTTTTAGTGAAAGGAGACAAACCCGTTTTCTGACGCAGTTTTAAAAGCCTCTTTCCATTCCTCATATTTGTGAATGAACCATTTGAACTGACCGGTATCGAACTCTTTTTTGGGGTCAAATTTAAGGTACCATGTATCTATTACTTGTTTAATATTATTTTCGTACTTAACAAAATCATTATAAAGTTTTTTACTAACCTCTGGACCTATGATACCATCAGAGTCAGAAAAATAAATTAATTCTAAAAAGGGTGGGCTATCTGGTTGGTAGAGTTTATCAGACATACTCCAAACTTCTTCTGCCCCACCAGGGTAACCTGCCGCTAACGCAAGGTCGCTTCTCCACTCATTGTATCCCGAATAACTTCCCGCTCTAAGATAACCACCTTCATCTCCAGATTTGGTTTTATACCATCCAGGTTCTAACCCTTTCATGTGGCCACCAAACAAACCCCTATCTGTGTCAATATAATGTAGATTATACCCTTTATCATAAAAACCATATACCCAATCATCATAGGCTCGGTTAAATGGTTCCACACCCGCTGGAATTTCTTCGTCAGGTATACGTTTTACATTACTATAATATGAAATATCTAATCCCATTATTTCATTAATATTTTAATTTTCTCCACACCTTCTTCAATCTCGTCAAAGTCGACATCTGGTGTTAAATAAGTTTTGGTTTTTTCTTGGTGGTCTACTATACAAGCTGTTGGGATGTACTCTGTTTTAGCTTCTTCACTAACCTTCTCCCACTCCTTATCATATCTCTCAATATCTCTAACTAAGAACCTAATATTATTTTCTTCCAATAAACCTTTCATCTGAGTACACCAAGGACAACCCTCTTCAGAATATAATAACAATGTTTTCATTTTAATTTAAATAATAATTAATTTTATCACTATAAAAAGTTTTATCCCTGATACCTACCAACCTTTCTACCTCTTTACCATCTTTATACATGATGACTGTGGGAATACTTCGTACCCCATACTCGTCAGAGGAGTGAGGATTGTCTGTGACATTTATCTTACCTACAAGTGCTTTACCTTCAAAATCTGTTTTTAATTCTTCCATAGTAGGGCCTAATAATCTGCAAGGCCCACACCATTCTGCCCAAAAATCTAATAAAACTACCTTATTATCTTTTAGAGTTTTTTCTAAAGTGTTATCATTTACTTCCATAATTATAAATATTCTTTTAGTTTGTTTAAAGCCTCTTCTACCCCATCAAAATCTCTACCAGCTGAAATATAAACCCCAACACCATTACTCTCCACTAACAAAGTGGGGGTATACATTATACTTTTAGGTTCTAACTGAAGTTGTCGTTCTCTAATTTCTTTCCACAGTTCTTTATGGTCTAAGACTTCTATAATTTTATAGGTTATCTTTTCTTCTTTTAGTTTTTCTTTAAGTTCCACACAGGTTTTACACTCCCACTGACTAAATAATGTTATTTTCATTTTTAAACTTCTATTGTTCTAAATTTATCTTCTGCCTTTAATAGAGTATCGTATATTGTACCCGTCAATAGGTATGGGTCCGCGTTACTTGCCGGCCTTCTATCTTCTAAATAACCCTTCCAACCATTTTCTACAGTTGAAGGTGGTATTCGGATACTAGCTCCTCTATCACTAACCCCATAACTAAATTTATTAATGTGTTGTGTTTCGTGTAAACCCGTAAGTCTTTTGTTGTTTTCTTCCCCATAAACCTCCATATGTTTACTATGTGTGTTACCTAATTTTTCACATATTGAATTAAACATTTCTTCCCCTCCAACTTCTCTTGTTAAGTCACTAGAAAAATTCACATGCAACCCAGAACCATTCCAATCACCCTCGACAGGTTTTGGTTTAAAGTCTACTCTTAAGTCATACTTTTCAGTTAGTCTAATTAATAAAAACCTAGATAACCATAATTCATCACTCGCTTTTTTAGCCCCTTTTGAGAGTATTTGGTATTCCCATTGTCCAATCATTACCTCTGCGTTAGTACCTGTAATATTAAGGTTAGCTTCTAAACAGACCTGTAAGTGTTCTTCTACGATATCTCTACCCACCACATTCTCTGAACCTAAACCACAGTAATAGTCTCCTTGTGGTTTTGGGTAACCTTCAGTAGGGAACCCTAGTGGGGTACCAGTTTTAGTTAAGATGTATTCTTGTTCGAAACCAAACCAATACTCTGGGTCGTCAATTAAATTATGTCTTTTATTAGTTTTATGTGGTGTACCATCACTATTCATTACCTCACACATAACTAAAAAACCGTCTAACCTTTGTGGGTCCATTACAATACGAACCGGTTTTAATACACAATCCGATTTATTACCTTTAGCTTGGTTAGTGGAGGACCCATCAAAATTCCAATTAGGTAGTTCATCTGGACTAGGAATTACTCTTCCGTTATATGCTAATACCCTACCATTTAATTCTAGAGGGTCTGTCATGTGGTAATAATCCCAAATTTTAGTCTTACTCCTTAGTTTCTGAGTAGGTTCGTTACCGTCCAACCAAATATATTCTAATTTTACTCTCATCTTAATTATTATAAAAAATTTATTTTAATAAAATATACAAAATATGATTAAAAAGGTAAATCATCTCCAACATAATTTTCACGTCTATCCCTTGGTGTGGTGGGTACGCCATCACTTATAAACCGATTAACTTCTACGTCATATTTTAAAGTCTCAACATGGTTTGTCATTTTATTACTAATCTTAATTATTGGCATTGTATTATTTTTAGGTTTACAACTATAATCTAAAAATTCTTTTCGTAATAACTTCATAATAACTTCCCAGTCTCCTTGTGGAATATTATTGTATTTCATTCTAGCTTGAGATAACGTTGGTGTATTGTACTCTTCTCCCCCTCTCGCATACCACTCCTTCCTAAACTCACAAGTCATTCTTTCCATTCCACTTTCATGATTTTTTCTAACTGAAATTATAATACTTGTGTATCTATCCAAATAAGTTCTTACGCAGTGATTTTGAATTTGCCCTTCTTTAAAGTAATCACTATCGTCCTTTAATACTTTCACAAAATATATGTTACCATCTAATTCTATAGGTTTTTCTATATGAGTTAAAAAGTTATCTGGGTATAGGTAATTGACTTGTGTGGTTCTTTCACATCCGTGAAGTAAATTAGACCATTCACTATGTTCGTCATTAAATTTATCCAGGGTTTTAGATTTTATATTTTTAATAACACCATAACCTTGTAATTTATTTTTAATTTTAAAGTGGTCCAACAATAAATCTATAAATCCTTGAATTCTAGTAGGGTCTTTACAGGTATTGTATATATTGATTATATTATTTTTCTCATATTTAGAAAGCTTATCCCAATACCCTACATTAGTAATTAGATGTTCGGGTTGGGTGAACTTAGTATCTTCGAAAGTTTTACTAGAAGCTAATATATGTACGGAGATTCTTTTTACCCCATCATCCCCTAAGGTTCTCTGGAGTAAGTGTAGGTCTGTAACATTAATTTCTGGTTCAAGATTAAGTAATTTATTATAAAACTTACCTTTAAGTCCCCTTTCACCTAATATAGTATGAATTAAACTCATATTATATTTTCTTAGTTTTTTAATTCCAGGATAATGTTTTAACAGGTAGTAAGTGTAGTCGTTGGGTGTTTTAATTTTCCACACCTTTATAAACCATTCCATTATAATTGTTCCTAACAAATCCCCTGGTGAGTTCACACTATTAGGCAATACCGTAATGTCCAACTCTAATTCTTCCACTAACCCTATTAAAGCTTTTAATGCGTTAACGTTTGGGGGTGTTGTCGTACCTCGTTGGGTTTCAGGATGGACTAGTGGGCCAAATGGGTTGGTGAACGTTAAAGAATGTATTTGATTAATAATTTTTGAAAAATCATTTTTAGTGACGGAGGTGGTTCTACGTCTATGTGCAAAATGAGAGTTGGTAATGTAGAAGTTCTTAGTTTTTAAATTAAAAGTAATGTGAATATCCTTACTACCTTTAGCGAAATATCGGTGTCCCACCTGTCTCCTTTTACGAAAATTAAACATAGAAAGTTTAACCTTATCTTCATTCTTTTCTAACACTACAGTAGTTCTCCTCACTAAAGCACTATTAAGTACCTGTACCGATTTTTCTAACCATTCCTTTTCACCAAGAGCCATCACCTCTGTTTTTGGTGTGAAGTGCCTAACCTCAACATGTTTCGTTCTCTTACTATGTTTTTTATGTACATAAGGTACACTAGTTTTTTTCACTAGTTCACCCCCGTTTCCGTCTACTACGTTACAATCTTCATAAGATAATAACTCAAATTTTTCATCTACACCCTTAAAAAGTGTGTCCCATTTATTAATTTTTTCACCCATAATACAAATATAGGGAAAAAAAGGTACAAAACCAATCTATTTTTTCATCGTAAAAATAATACTTTACCTTAATATGCCACCACCAAAATAGTAAAAAAAACTAATGGCCACTTAAAGTAGGGGACAATATATGGGTTTGTTGTAGAGTTGCACGATAAAAAAAATATTTAGACTACCCCTATTTTTATAACATATCCACTTAATTATTTGAGTAGTGAATAGGATTATAGTATTCTACCACTAGTACAAAGCACGTGTATGTACCTAAACCTTTAAAAAAACATTAAAATGGAAAACGTTTTTAACATGATTAAAGGATTTTTTACTGGAGTATCTGACTTACTAATCACTTTCTTATCGGTAGGGGTGTTAGTTCAAGTATTGTTCGGCACACCCATATTCGGTATGGATGTGGTAGGCAATGTTACTGGTCTTATTAATTCCCTGGGTAGTTCGGGATTTGTAGGATTAATTGCGGTTATCCTCTTATTGAAAATCCTAGACAGAAAATAGCATGTCTAAATGAAAAACCCTCCAGTAGGAGGGTTTTTCATTTTATATAACTTTATATTTTTTACGACACATACTCTTCAGCGAGTGTCCATAATTTTTTATTTACGTTTAACCTTTGGTCAATGTTGGTTAGCTCTCTAACGGTTTGTTGCCTTCCAGAAGCTAGATAGTAAGTGATACCACCTCTGATGATTTTTTCCTGGACCAAATTAAATACTTCCCACAATTTATCTCCTCGGTCTTCCCCTCGGGTTGGTTTTAAAATTTCAGTCAAGGGGATGTACTCTTGACCACTCTTCCAACGAGCTAATATTGCTTTCTTAGCGAAATCTTTTTTAGCTGCATCACTAAGTTTAGTATTTTTAAAGTCGTCAACACGACTCATAATAGTGGGGATAGACGTTATAACATCATCTGTAATTCTTTGCACATCTTTAAGGTCATACCACTGATGTTTAATTTTAACTTTTTCAAAAGTCTGGTCTGCGATTACCAACCCATTGGAACAAACTAGCCTGAATAACCCAGCGTGGAGGTTAAAAGCGTTTCTACCATCATGGGAATTAGTGAGAAGAATTTCAGGGACGATTCCTCCAACCATGGGAACATCCTCGTTTCTAAATCTCAACATATGTTTTGTAAACATGTCTTGCCCACTTCTTGAATTTCTTTGACTCGCATCATACACCTGCCAACCCTCCTGACCTAAATCATTCATTATTTGGGTGGTGGGAATAAAAGTATATTTATCGGACACGTTAGTTGACGGTGTTGTAGCGTAAACTGATGGGGCGACGGTTTCGATGTCAGATTGTGTTAAAGGTTCCATAATTTTTTCTACCATTATCATTTATTTTATTGTAGTTTATTAATATTATTAGAATACAAAGATAATAACTTTTTTTGATAAAACAAGTAATCCCAAAAGAATTATGCCATTCCACAAAAGACCATTAAATATATGGTCAGTACTAACACTATTATCACTTGAAACTCTTTATCTTCAGGTGGAGTCACTGTATTATTCAAAAAGAAACTATCGTTACCCTAAAAATGGGATAAAATTACACATTTAACACTAAAAGAAAAAAATGAAAGATACAGAACTACTAACTAAGCTGGAAACCTTACTAAATGAAAAATACGAACCTATACTAGTGGTCCAACTATTAAGAGTACCCCCGCAGGAAGAATTAAAAGCGTTTGCTAAAGGCCTGTCTGAACAATTTGGTTATAAAGTACTTGTCCTACCCGGAGACATCGAAACCAAAGTAGAGTTAATTAGTATTCTCAAATCAGATGTTAACAAGGTTGAGGCTCTAACTAGTCGAGTATTGGATTTAATAGGAGATTTAGAGAAGGAATATAAAGACGTTCTATCCCCAGTCGATAATGTTATTCAAGAAATCACAAAGTAATAGGCAAATGTCTACTTCTAGTATCCTCAAAACAAATCTGGAGGATTCTAATGCTGTGAACCATCCTCTCCATTACGGTGGTGAAGACAACCCCTATGAAGCTATTAAGGTGATTGAGTCCTGGGGCCTAAATTTTAATTTAGGGAATGTGATAAAATATATTTCACGTGCGGGGAAAAAAGACGACATCCAACAAGACTTAGAAAAAGCCCTTTGGTACCTACAAAGGGAGTTGGGCAAATAGTCATTATTGTTTATTATGGTATTTATAGGTATGAAACTTATAAGTGAACTTTCTTTATTAATTGAGGAAGAGGAGATTGTTGTGACGCCCACTTCTTCGTCTGACCAACTTATCACTTTCTTAACAGACGATGAAGGGGTGGGTGGTGAACCTGTACTATACACCTATGATGACGGCTATTATAATGACCCACCTATAAAATATGACAGTAGTAGGTATAAAAATGGTATACCTAAAGGTACATTAACCATAGGTTATGGTCACACTGGTAAACATGCTACCGAAGGGAAGGTTATAACTCAAGAAGAGGCCATACAGTATTTAAAAGAAGACTTACGTGGGTTTGAAGGTTGTGTTAATAGAATAGTAAAGGTTTGGAGTGCAAATGATTTACCTGGTGCTAAATTAAACCAATGTCAGTACGATGCAATGGTTTCTTTAGCCTTTAATACGGGTTGTGAAGGAAGTAGAAATAACCCTGGTATTAGATTAAGTGCATGGATTCAAGATGTCAAATATGGTAAATTTGATGAAGCAGCTAAAAAGATTAAGTCCTGGAATTGTCCTTTTGGTGTATGTAATAGAAGAATAAAGGAATCCAATTTATTTTCCAATTGTGAGTACTAATACTATTTATATTATATGGAAAAAATAATCAAAGAAAGTGGGATACAGGATATTAACCAAATAGTAAAAAGATATCCTAAAGCGGAAATTTATTTTCACCAAGATTTAGATGGGGTAGTGTCGGCTATTGCTATGAAAGAATATTTAGAAAAGTATGGCGTGGAGGTGGTGGACACACACGTTATACAATATGGTGATAAAGAATTTTCTGTAGCTAAACCAAAAGCTGAAGGAGACACAATGCAAGTATTAGTAGACTTTGCTCATGGTAAACCAATGTTCACTATACATACTGACCACCATGACAGTCAATCTGGTGTAGAGGGCGATACCTCAACACAATTTAGAGGAGCTCGTTCTAATGTAGAAACACTTTCTCAGGTTGTAAGTCCTAGTGACATCTTTACTACAGATGACGTAATGAGAATATCAACAGTCGATAGTGCTGATTACGCAAAACATGGTCTCACACCAGATGATGTAATGAATTACATTAAAAAGTTCGACTCTAACGGTACGGTCCCAAGTAATAAATGGATGTTAGCCCTCTTAACCAATAAGTTGTTATTAGCTTACAAAAATAAACCAGGGTTCTTAGAAGCACTTGTAGATAGGTCTTCCCCATCCTTAATGAATATTTTTCATAATATTAATTCGATTGCTGGAGACGAAAATTTCACTACACCAGAACAAATGAAGGTTAACCAAGAAAAGTACATTAAATCCCAAGAAGAAAGTGATAAACTTACTTTAGAGGATAATATAATTGTACAGTATGGAGGAGGAAGTTTATTTAAACCAGGTTCCTATGACCGTTACACACCGTTTAAAATATATCCAGACGCTGACTTTTTAGTAATCGCATGGCCGATGGGTTTAGTACAGGCATCCTGTAACCCATTTAAAGAAGATAGAGCCCTTAAAGGAATTAATTTAGCAGATATCGCACAAGAGGTACTTAAGAAAATCGAACCTCAATTAAAACAACATCAGATTCCTGTTTCTGTCATCAAAAGAATAGGGGAAACCAAAGCGGATGACTCTAGTATTGGTTTTAAAACTTCAGACTTATTTGCATTATATAAAGGACGCAATAAAGACAAACTTAATAACATGCCGCCTGTAGAGTTGCCAGTATATGGGGAAGTGGTGAACATAATTGATACTCCCTGGCAAGATTTAAATGAAGAGGAAAAACAAATTCTAGACACTATAACGGTGTCCGCTTGGGATGTAATTCAAGCCAATAGTGGAGGGCATAAATGCATAACAAATGTAAGTGGACTTAATTTCTTCTCGAGAGCTAAGAGGAACCCTGAAGGGTCTTATAAGAAACCTGATGGTCAAACTACTCGTTATGTAGAGTTCGTGAAATGGGTACAAAAAGAAATAGTTAAAACATTAAAAGAAAAAATAGACAATAGTAGTGTTAATGAAATTAAATATAATATAAAGAAAACTTTATTAGAGACTTCCTTTATAACAGACGCATTAGGTGATTTAGGAGCAGCAGCCATCGGTGCTACAGGGGTAGTAGGGATGCCAGTCATGTTAGCTTTAATAGGTAAAAATGTATACGAAATTAAAAAGAACAATACAGATTTAGAAATAGCTTTAGATAAGTTTAAGGATTCACCTAACGCGAGTGACTTGAAAGTTATTGAAAAGGAGATGTTTACTGTAACGTCTGATTTACTTGATTTAAGTTCCAGAATAGTTCAATTAGCTCCAGACCCCACAGGTATTAGTGATTTTACCGCATTTGTTGGGGAACAGGGATTAGAAAAACTAGCCATAGATGAGGTCCCTAAAATCTTAAGTACATTAAAGTCTGTTATTGAGAAGGTCCCTATTGTGGGTAAAACTGACGTGGTTAAAGCTATGGGTAATGTGGGGTTAGCCCACGAATTATTAAATAAAATAGGTGAAAAGATTAACTGAACATTTGTGAGTTTTGTTGGGAAATCACATAAAGTTTAAAGTGTGACCCTCTTCGATTCCCAATCTAACGGCATCACCACCATTTAATTCTAACACTTCATTACCAATTCCTTGATAACTATTACATTGATTAGTTATGCATGGATGGCAGTCATGATGTATGTGTGTCACTACCCTATTCACCAACATTATAATATCTAAGGGTATTAGACAATTTTTCATCCAAAAAGATTGTTCACGTACTTCTGAAAATACGAATAACATACCTCCGACTAATTTTTTTCTCCCCATCATACCTAATTGTATTTGAGTAGGTGTGTCTCTAACTTCTATCGGTAGTGTATTTTTACCTATTGATAATTCCATACATATAAATACCTTTAAGATTATATTTATTATTAAAACCACTTAAATGAATATTAGTCTAATTAATACTATTAACCAACAGGGGTTAATATTAGAAACCCTAGAGGAAAAGGACTCTGTAGTTAAGAAAACCTTGTTGGATTTGGGGGGAGTTATAGGTGGGACTTTCACCTTTGGGGTGGGGATTACCGCAATGTTACCTGTCGTTATGGAATTAATGGCTGGCACAATGCCGACTTTAACAGAACAAGATGCTGTTCTTCTTTACATAACCGCTATGTGGATTCTGGTTGGTAGACATCAAGATAAAATCCAAAAACTTTTAAATATAATTAGAGAAAGAGGTCTAACTGATGGTTTGTCAGTAGTGTTAGATTTTTTAAAGTCTGTGGAGGACATATCAATTAAAATAGGTAATTCTTTAGGTTATACCGTAAATTCTTTAGTGGATATAGTCGCTTTCACCTTTTTAGCTTTCCCCATAATAGACGGATTATTATTTCTCATTAATCAGGGTTTAATTAACCCAGGTTCACCCACAGGTTATCTAAAAAGTGTACTGGTTGGGGTTGGTATAATAGGGTTTAAAAATGTTTTTAATCACATAATAAAAAAATTAGGTGGTAAATTAAAATCGTTAGATGAAGGCCGAGAAAATCTAAATGAACAAAGTAATTTTTATAGCGAAACTTTGGAAATGGTGGGAGATGTCATATCACTAGTTAAAAAGAGTACCACCAACCCTAATGTTGAAACTTACTATTTGCCTGAGGACCTAAGACCAGATGAAATTATCTATGAAATAGATAACTACATGTTTACTTTAGAATTGACTATCAGTAGAGATGAGGACATTAAAGATGAGTTTCATTTAGAAGCGTACTACGTTGGTGATGATACTATAGAAATAGGTTTGACAATTAACCCTCTAATGGAACCAGAAAGTTATATACACATTGAAGATTACTTAACTGAGTATATTAGACATGAAATTAGACATGCGGAACAAGAAGTAATGGGTACACACCTCGGAAAAATTAAAAAAGATTTAAAAGGTTTAGAGTATTATACTCAAGACCACGAAATAGATGCACAGACTTCTGGTCTTAATGCGAGAAGACTCAAACAAGATAGGTCCTTCGAGGAGACCATTAGAGGTGCTGTGGAGAACACTAAACTAAGACATGGGTTAAGTGATGACGAGGGTGAACAACTTTATGACATACTCTTAAAAGACATTACCGAAAGGTATGGTAGAGAGTCTTCACAAGAATCTGAAGATTTATATGAACAAACAGACGGTGAGGCAAATATACCTAAAAAAATAGTACTGGATAACGAAGACTATAGGGTGTATGTTCCTCTTAGGGTTAATGACCTATGTAGGATACCAGACACTGACTATTGTAATTACAGTGACACTTTAAAAATTCAAGCAAGTAAGGGAACCCCTTACATTATTGAATTTAAAAAAAGAAAATTAGTGCCCGCAAAAAACTCTAACCAACTTTTATTTATAGATAGAGGTAAAATCCCTCTTTTACGTGAACCTGGTAGTCAGAAGTCTATGTATAATACTGCGGGACGAGGGGAAAACCATATGGAGGTCCTTAGTCAAGAAAAAGAATTACAAAAGTTTTTTCATTTAAAATATAGTTTATATGAAAGAATTAAATACAATATGGAATTTGATGAAGGTGTTTTACTAGATGGTAAAAACCATAGCAAACTGGGTGCACTTATATACAATATAAATAATAATACTGGAGACCCTGAAGAGTTAGTTGATTATTTTGGTGACTTTGAGGAATATAGTGAAAGTTACTACACTCGAGGAGGTGAAGATGAAATCGAGATTGTCCCTGACGGAATTAACGTTTATTTAAAAAAGGATGATTGGTTACAAAATGTTTTGGACTTGGGTGAGGGTGATTACTATTATGATTTAGTTCATGATAATTATTATGGTGACCATTATGAGGAATTGGATTCGGACGAATTAAATTATATGTCTTGTTGGTTTAATGACTCACAATTAAAAAAAGTGACAGAGTTAATGAACTTATTCGAAGGTACCGACAAACCTATAGATAGGGCGTGTTTTGATTTTGAAGAGGGGGAAATAAATGACTTTTTTGAAAAATATTTCCATCAAGAATGGGACAATTTTACTCCAGACTTACTATATGAGGTGGGCTCGGGTATTGGTAAGCAGAGGGTTATAGAATTAGAAAAGTGGTTCAAGGATGAAATTTATTTAGAGTATGACCACATAGGTCGTGATAGTGTAATGGTACATATAGGTTGGGAACCTTTACTTTACTTAGTAACCACCCACCTACAAGATACCGATACATTAGATACATTATTTAATGAAAGTAACGCTATCAACGCTATCTCCTCTGAACCTCAGGATGTGTATTATGACTCATATGAGTGGGCAGAGGGAACAGAAGAAGAGGTTGAATCTGAAATTGACCGATTTTTAGAAAAAATAGATGATGTGGATATAGAAAGAAGAAAAGATTTTATAGAGAAAGTTGACGATTATTTAAAGAAAGAAAAATTTGAGTCTCATAACTGGGGTATACATAAATATAGTAAAAAGTATGGTGACCCTAATAACCCATATAGAATAGTGGGTATTAAAAAAATAGATACTGAGGACGAAACCATTAGTTTTGATGTGGATGTTTGGGACGTAGAAGACAAAACTAGTAGGAGTAGAGAAACCTACTATGTTAAATCATTTGAAGATTTTGTAACTTATGTACAAAGCCCTACCATATTTGAACCTTAATCTTCGTCCCCAAACTTTTTTTGTACGTAACTCGCTTTTTGAATTTCATCTCTGCGGATAATTGATGGTTTGGTGAAATGTTTTCTTTCCCTACACTCTTTTAGGATTTGTGTATTAATTACCTTTCTCTTCATCTCTTTAAGAGCTCTTTCTATATTGTTTTTTTGTACTTTTACTATTAACATATAATCTTATTGTTGTGGTTATATAAATATAAAAAAATTACTTATTATGTTCTAGGTAATTAAACTTTATTTCTTCATCCAAGTTTCTATTTCTTTTTGTGCTGGTAGGTTTAGTACTTTTTCACATAATTTACAAACCCACATGGGTTTAGTAGCACTTCCTTTATCGTCACCTACAAATTTTATGTGTTTATCTGAATGAGAACATTCACTTTGAATTTGTTCTATTTCTTTAGTGATTTTATCTTTTTGAGAAACTAAACTTCTCAGTTTTTCTTTTTTTTCCATTTAAAATAGTTTTGATGGTCTACACATCGAAACCATCTATACGAGCATTTTTTTTCATTTCTTCACTGGATTCGTCCCATAACTCATTTAACTCGTTTATGTACTTTTGAATTGACTTTTCGTCTTTCTCCGCTTGTGATATCCTTAATTTATCTATCACTTTTTCTATTTTTTTATTTAATAATTGTTGTGACATTACTCCACTATTGAATACCCTGGGTTATGTAGTACGTTCATTATCCCATTTTCTACAGCTAGAGTATCCGCAAGAACAATACACTCTTCTTTATTTTTAGCCATTAAACTTTTGAGGGGGTGTCCCGTAACATCTACTAGATTCACTAAGTAGACGATGTCGTTATTTTGTCTTCTAAATTTGTGTGTAATTATTTTCATAAGTTATCTTTTATAAATTATACACAAGTAAATGTTAAGCGTAAACCTTTAAGGTTTATAATTCACTTAACATTTCAATTAACTTAGGTTGTGGGGACAGGTCAAATTTATCCTTTCTTACATTAGTATGTGTCCATACTCCTTCCGCTCCAACTAAAGCTTGTTTATTCAATGCAAAAGCATCTCCTTTTTTGTCATGAAGATAAGAATCTACAGCGTATTGTGTATTTCTCCCATCTACTCCATCTTCCGCTAATACCCTACCGTTAGCTCCTAGATATCCTTGGATATTTAACCATTTTTGGTTACCTAATAAATCTAGGTCTGTTGGCATCTTTAAGGATTTATTTATGATTCTTTTCATCCCTTTAGCGACATCTATCTTAAACTTATCACTTAGGTAATGGATAAGTTGTCTTGTGGACTCTATTTGTGAATTAGTATAAGCGTGATAGTGATTATATCCTTTAAAGGTAAAACCTAAGTCAATAACGTCTTCTTTAGGTACCCTACTATTAACATAGTTGAAGTACTCCCCATCTTTAACTTTAATAGGTCCATAGTTACATATCTCAATCCCAATACTTTCTTTATTTAATGTTCTATTATTTCTTGCTTTGATTCCCAGGTGGTGTGCCCACTTTTCTGGTGGGTGACATTCTATAACGGTACCATCCCATTTAGTATTCCCATCTCTGGTTGATTTACCTCCTATAACATAGGCAGTGGCGATATGTCTCACTTCACCACTTTTAGTTTTATCTCTTTCCCAGTTAGCTACGGTCCAGTCAGGTCTATGGCTTCCAGCGGTATGGTGTAAGTATATTGTCTTTTTTGTAACAATGTCGTGATAGTACTCTTCACTCTCTAAATAAATCTGTTTTAGTTTCATATTATATTGTTTATGATTATACGGATTCATAGATTAACTCATTATATCTTGCCCAAAGTTTTTCGTCATCATAAACTTCATCGAAATCACCAGGACATAACCCTTCCACTTCACTTCTATAAATCTCGCCGAAATTGGAGTGTCCCATTTCCACATCATCTGAAGCTACGGAGATTAGTGTGCGATTTACTAAGTCTGTAACGTCGTAAACGTCCGCTTCAAGTTCGATTTTTTCTTTACCTCTGTACTCGTATGTTTTGTCTGTACCTACAGGTTTACCTAGTAATTCTTCTAATGCTTTGTGGTACTCATTATAATATTGTGATTCTAATTCTTCATTATATGCTAGATTGTAAGACCCTTTTAGTTCCTCCGCATAATCTTCTAACCCATCCGCACATTCCAATAATACAACAAAATTGTACCTGTCATCGTCATTTAAAAAACTATTCATACGAGAAGGGTCAAGATAAAAAGTATCATCACCTATATTATCTTCTTCGACCCACCATTCAAATTCTTCCCTAAAACAAGTTAAGGTTTTATTATTATGCATTATTTCAGTTAATAACAACCTATAGTTTTCTAGAGTTAGGTTGTCTACTAACTCATTCAAGTCTGCGGTCCAAGGCCTCCTAAAGTCGAGCCACGACTCCCAAAGCTTGTCTTGGAAAATTAATTCCGCTATTTGTTCACAACTTGTGTCACTACCGAAATTTCCCTCGTCAAAAAATAATGATTTGTCGTACATGTCTAACGTAAGGTACGTCTTTCCGTCTACTTGGGATTTATTTAAATCGGTAATCTCGTTTTCTATTATGTTATCTACCACGTATTTTATAACTAAATCCGTATCCATGGTTCCACTATTTAGTGCCTTTCTACCCCCTAAAGCTTCTATAATATAAAAATTAGGGGATTCGTCCCAGTGACCAATTTGATTTAAGAACTCTTCACCCAAACCTCTACTGTCTAGAGCTTTATAATATTCATGTAGGTCACCACCAAATAATTTAACAGTTTCCGCAATGTCTGCCCAATACCAACTCTCCAGCGCTGTTTTAACCCAAAAAGGTTGTTCTTTTTGTTCTACTAGTGTTTGCACTGTATGAAGTAATTTCATACCCATAAATAGTTTGTGGGCAATAAAAAAGGGGATTTATACCCCTTTCTTTAAATTTGTGTTTTTGTTAATTTGTTCAGTAATCTTTTCCCTTATAAGTTCTTGCATATTTTTACTGCCTAACTTACCATTAGATTTACCAGTTCCTTTATTTTTTTTACAACCACACCCCATCTTATTTGATGTATTTGTCGAATCTGCCGTTTTTAACTTCGTTCACTAATAACTCAAATTGTTCTTTTGTGAATGTAGTAAATCCTTCATCGTCACCTCCAATTATAACATCATCACGGTCAGTGTGAATGTCAACCGCGGGACATTTACAACTTCCCTTTCCACATAATGTAATTTCTAAAGAGTTATCAGTCTCCTTCATTGGTAATTCATGTTCTTGCATAGTTTTTTGTCTTAAAATCCTTTTATTATACCGATAAATATTACAACTTATCTATTTCTTTGTAAAGTAAATCTTCTGGATTAATCTTTTCACCATCTTTAATTATTTCATAGTGTAGATGACAACCCGTACTAATCCCCGTATTCCCAACCTTACCTATTGGGGTGGTATCCGTTACGTGTTGTCCCTTTTTAACTAGTATTTGACTTAGATGAGCATATACTGTCTGATAACCGTTATTATGGTTTATCATCACATGTTTACCATAACCTCCTTTTCTCCTCGCTTCCATAACTATCCCTGCCGCGGTACAATATACGGTATCACTATAACCCCCCCTTAAGTCTAACCCTTCATGGAACTTCTTATGTTTACTGATGGGGTGTACCCTCGACCCAAAGTCACTACTAATAATAAGGCTGTCTAATGGTGACCCAAAAGGTATGTAGGTATTAAAATGCCTAATTGTGGAATCTTTTATATGCATTTGCAGATGTAAAGAGTCCACGTAACTTGGTGTGTAAATATTATTATTTTCTTTATTAGTCTTGTAAATCATCAAAATCATTAAAAAAAATACTGTTATGATGAATCCCGTTATATATGATTTGTTATTATCCATACGATACCACTTTTATAAGTATTTATATTACAAGAAGAGAAGTTACAATAGTAAACGATAAAGAAGATAGGTATTTATAAGTTAAAGTAAAGAATGCTGCTAGTAGAAAATAGAATATCAAGAGTAAAAGAAAAGTATAATATACCCTTAGACATCTGGGATAAGATGGTAACTGGGAGTGGTACTATAGCAAATAACCAGAAATATTTGGAGTGGATTGCTAGAGACTATACTAATTCTACAATTCAAAACGACATTTACTTAGAAATGTTACTGGACACTGTAGAATCTTTTGATAGAAAAAGGAATAACTTATCCAAAAAAGATTTATACTCATATAAGGATTATCATGAACTAAATCAAGTTTTAGTTAAGTTAAAAGAACGACAAAGAGTTATCGATACTCACGAACAATCTGAAGTCATTTACGAAGATGACCGTTTTAAGGTAGTAGTTCCAGAATCTCATGACTCATCTTGTTATTATGGTAGGGGCACAAAATGGTGTACCGCATCTACAGACAAACCTTCCCACTTTAAAAATTATAACAAAGAAGGTAAACTTTTTTACATATTAGATAAAACATTACCTACTTCTAATCCCTACTATAAAATAGCATTAAATAAAACATATAAGGGAGGTAAAAGTTTTTATGATGCCCCAGATAAGTTAATTAGTGACACAACACCCATAGAGTATATTTTAAAACATCCTTTGATGGGTGCTATAGAAAGTTTCTTTGAGTACACTTATAAAGACCAAATAGAAGCCATTAGTGCTGAGATAAAAGCTATGGAGTTGGAGAGACAGGCAAGACAAAATGAATGGGCCCAACGTAGAAGAGAAAGAATAAGACTATTAAGTGCTCAAGCAGAATCACGGAAAGAGGGCAATGAATGGAACCCAGAAGATACAGACTCTATAGGTGTAAGAGCTAACGCATTAATGGAATACTTAAAAGATGAAGGTGAGTGGGAAGATAATAGTGAGGAGATATCCTCTTTGGAGGAACAGATTGCAGACCTTCGTATCGACATGGAAAATGACCCTGAAGTAATTGAAGATATTAATGGTGAAAGAGCTCAAGAATATGGTGAAGATTTAAATAATTTAGAGGAAGAACTGGAAGAAGAAAGGGAAAATACTTCTTCAGTTTACGATATCATGTATGAGGGACACTCTCACTATGGTGAATTACCTGTATTTGAATATGGTGGGGGTGAATATTCGATAGGTGATGATGATGAAGCTAATGACGCTGCTGAAGAACAAGTAAGAAGTTTAGTTGAGGACGTTGGGTATGAAGGTTTTAGCCTGGATTTTTATTCCAATTACATAGATGGTGATGATGTTGCTAGGTATGTAGAAGACTTTATTAGAGAAGATGTGGAAGAAAGTCCTGAGAGTTATTTAGATGAAGAGGATAAAGTAATGACCCAGTATTTTAAAGACCAATTAGAAGCTATAGACGAACAGATAGCAGACCACGGGTATGAATTAGAAGAAGTGGAAAGAGAAGTGGATAAAGAATATATTCAAGACCAAATAGAGGCATTAGAGGAACGACAAGAAGAAATTAAAGAAGACGAGGACAATTATGAATGGACAGAAGAGGATATAGAAAATGCGGTAGAGGTTAAATTAGATGAGGTCAGAAGTGACCCTATGGAGTATATAGAAATGTATGGGTTAGATATTACCCATTTTATAGACGAAGATGAATTTGTGAGAGAGGTTGTATCCTCTGACGGTAGAGGAAATGGTCTTGCGGGTTATGATGGTGAAGAACGTGAAGTATTTTATGATGGTGAATGGTTTTATATTTATAGAATAGGGTAAAATGAGATATAACAAACACATATTATTAGAAGGAAGGTTAGAAGATGTTAAGAATTTCTTTAAAAACCAAATAGGTGAGTCATGGCCTTACACAGAACCTGGTAATCCTTACCATCACTTTTTACAGGGTGTCGATTTAGAGGAAAGATTTCAAGTTTTTGTGGATAATGACCCATCAGGCAACCATAAATATTTAAGATGGATGGTCGACACTTACCTAGGTGAAGGTGGCATAAACCCTCTAGACATTTATTCTGTGGTACAAAAGTTTGATGCAAACTTAAGTAGGTTGACCCCTGAATTTATGTATAACCAATTAAGTGTTAGCCCTATCGTAAAAAAATCACCTAAAGATATAAATTCATATGCAAATATAAATGAATTAGAATTTATAGTAGATGAACTGAGTACGTCGACCAGTAAAAGACAAAAAGAGAAAGAACTAAAAAAAGAAGTAGATAGGGTATATGAAGACGATAACTGGATAATAATTAGGCCAAAAAGTCATGGAGCTTCTTGTTATTACGGTGCTAACACCAAATGGTGTACCGCCATGAAAAATAATAGTTCCCAATTTGACCATTATTCAAAACTGGGTGTTTTATATTATCTAATAAAGAAAGATTCTAGTTCAGGGTATAAAATAGCTCTTTTTAAAAAGTTCCCATCTTTACATACTAACCATAAGACAGGTAAAAAAACTTTAGATTCACCACGAGATGACGAGTGGTTTGATATGCAGGATAATAGGCTGAATAGTAGGGTTGGGGATATAGTTACTAACATGTTACCAAATACAGCTAAAAAAGTAATAACTGATTTATATGAAAAAGAATCAAAATATTATGAAGAGTTAGCAAACTCTAATGTTGGGAATATGTCTCTAAATCAATTTGTTAACTCAATAACGGATAAACTACTGGGTCAAAAAATTAAATTTAATACAGAAAGTGGTACCTGGGAACTTGAAGTGTCAGGTCGTCATGAATGGTACGTAAAGCACACGGGAGATAAAATTTATACGACCCCTATAGGTGTTGAGCTCTTTGTTGATGGGGAGTATGAGATAATTGTATCCGACTTTGACCGAGTGATAACACCTACAGAAGAAAACGACTTGGTTGAGGGCATTGGTTGGTATTTTAGAATCCTTCCTGAGAAAATTGTTGAGGCTTCACGTAGAGATGGTTATAAGGAAGTTATAGGGGATAGGTTAGGTTTACCAGAAAAAGACCGTTTTAAAAATACATTTCTAGACAAGGAGTGGAACTCATGGGTGCCAAGACCCGAAAAAAGTTTCTTAAATAATATTTTATTACCGAACTTAAGGTACCTATTATCTCGACCTGAGATTAAAGAAATGACACAAGAACAGAAAAAATTGTGGGAACCTAATAGATATAATACACCTTTAACTTTTAAATACCCCCCTAAAGAAGGTTCATTAACTCAATTATTTGTGGACTTTGTTAAAAATAACCCTGGGAAGACTAGAAAAGAATTTTATGATTCTATAGGGAGAACTTATACCCCAGGGCACAACTCTGAATTTTTTGCAGTTATAAACAACTCTGGGATAGTGAAAATGGAAAGACAAGGTAGACAGTTTGTTTATACTTTAGGCCCTAATCACGAACCTTGGGTTAGAGGTGAATTAAGTAGAATGTAACGCAAGGATTTATAGATATGGATAATCTCGATTGGTTAAATCAGTTAGGTAACAAGTATTATGGTTGTAGCTGGGGACCATGTGAGGAACTTAAGAGATTAAGTTCTACACCACAAAGATATTCTGCTTTCACACAAGAATATTTAAATTGCCTACCTGAACCTGAACCATTCCCTTGTGATATGATAGCACCTTGCCTTTCGACACTTGTGCCTTATCTTTTGTCGGTAGGTCCTGGGGGTAGTTCTTTATATACTGCCAGTAACGATATGGTGTATATGTCATGGACAGGGGGTTCGGGGACCCACACATTAACATTACCCTCCGCAGCTGAGACACCATATAGATTCATCAGATTCGTAAATGATGGAACAGTATCGGCCTCAAACACTGTTGATATCACAGCTCCAGTTGGGCAGACTATCGATGGTGTTGCGTCTTACGGGATAAATAAGGCGTACAACGGATGTGCTGTATGGTCAGACAGTAACAACTGGATAGTCATACAAGCAAAATCAACCTAAAAATCTTATTAGTTAAGCCCTATATTAAATCCTTTGAAGGTTTGGAATATTTTATCTTCGTTAAGTGGTGATGTTTCCACCATTCCCACTTCTTTAGAGAGTTCTAGATGATTTTCTTCCACATATTCCAAATACAGGTCATTTAATGTGTCTAATAGTTGTTTTCTAGTTAACGATGGGTCCCCACCCTTTTTAAAGTTTTTCCCAGCAACTACACTCACTCTTCCCATAAAACTAGCAAAGGTAACTCCAGGAACACTCGACATTAATTCTTCTTTACTGTTAGGGTTATTGGTGAAAAACGCTTTTAAGTTTTTACAATATATCTCTACATCCACATCCATATCATATAAATATTTTATGAGTTAATAATAGTTAAGAATAAATTACTTATCAAGATAAACTAGACTTTAACCATACTATGTGATAGGGGTGAAAGATATTTTAGTTGTTTGTAAAAACTACTGACCAGGAGTGAATCAACTCCTACCCTCCCTCTATCAATACCACATCTCCCCCATCTATCATCTCTTGGACTCTAGGCCCTATTTTTAGATTAGGGTTAAATCTAACATTTAAAACTTCTAACTTAGGTAAGTCAGCTAATGACTCTGGTAAAGTTTTTAACGATGGATTGTCAGGTATAGAAATAAATATTAGATTTTGTAATTTACTAATATCTTCAGGTAGTTCACTTAATAATCCTTCAATGTGTAACACCTCTAAGTTAGGAAAATTTAAAATTTTAGGATGTAGGGGTTGTGCAGGTAGTTTATCTTTCTTATCCCCGTAAGCTCTATTTTTGCTTTTTTCAAAATCAAACCTTTTTAAAGACTTCGGTAACTTATCTAAGAATTCCTCGAAACCATAAAGACCTATAAATCTAGATATCTGGTCACCAGGATAGTTTATTTGTACTTGGTCACCAAAGTCTTTGTTAAGAGCTTTTGCAAATTCGTGTTTAAAGAATCCCTTTAGTTCTTCTAGTTCTCCACCAGTGGTCAACAGCTGTTCTAGATTAACACTTCTATCGTCTTGGTCCATATACTGGTTGGATGGGAAATGGAACTGATATTTAGGTCTTGGTTCACCTTCTCCTTTACCCCCAGAAGTTACAATATCATTCTTATCTCTTATTATGTATAAGGGTCCTTGGGGGTTATATCTTTCAAAATAACTGTAATTGGCCGAAGCGGTACACCATCTGGTTAAGGGTGCTCCAGCCATATCACAACTTACTGCTTTGGTTTTGGGTGCTACCACTTCCCACCTATTTCCATCATATAGATACTTTACATCCTCACGTTTTCTTTTTTCTTTTTGTTCAGCTTTAGTGCTCGTTGCTTTTTCTAATGAGAAATCTTTTGTTAATACATATAATTCATCTGTTGAAGAAATTTTATTAATATCTCTTTTACTAGCGTCTATTTGGCTTTTAAACCTATCAAACTTAATTAAATCTTCAGTTGTTTTGTACAGGTCTTCTAAAAATAGTTTTTGTAATTGGTTAAGGTTGGTCTGGTAAGGTGAATTAGGTTGTGGGGAATACTCATGTTCTTCTTGAGCTTTTTGTTGTAATTCTAACCACAATTTAATTATCCACTGAGTGTATTTCCCTACTTTTTGGACTTTTATCTCGTCCATCAGATGAGGGTCCCGGTCTTCACCGTCCCCCTCGTATCTACTAGTGGGGTCACCTAAAATTAATTTTATAAGTGTCTCTTTTGGTATTTTTGCTGGAATTACTTTCCCATTATTCTTTTTCTTAGGTTTGGTGTACCTATCCATCATCACATCCAGACGTGACAACTCTTGTTCTAATATCTCTCTAACCTCGTTTAATAAACTTGTAAAACTCATTCCTAGATTTCTTGTTTAGTTATAAATATCACCTCTCTTCAATAAATACCCACACATTATACCTAAAAAAAAGGGGGAGTGGTTCTACCCCTTCCCCCTTTTTTATAAATTTCTAAAAATAATAGATTTTTTTCGCTCTTAAGGTGCCTACTGTGGAATCACTATCATTACCTGCATCACCTATGGTTGTCTAAACACAAGTTAAATTATGCTTTTCCAATAATCTTTTATCTACCTGTTGTTGTGCCCCTTCTTTACAAGTCATTTCAAAAGCTTTATTAATAGCTTCTTTAATATCTTTCACATTACCTTGTATTAATTTTTTACCAAGGTATATCCTCGCTTCACAACTTCCTTTTTGGTGGGTTACCTTACCGAAACTGCCCCTACTAATACCACCCCTACTAATACCACCCCTACTAATACCGCCCTGCTTAACAATTTGTCTAATATCGTATTTACCTATTTTACAAATGTAATTTCCCATTTTTTCTTTTTTAGTTACTCTCATGGTGTTTTTTATTTTTAATAATTATAAATTTCTTTCAACAAACATAAATAATATAATCTAATAAACCAAACTATTTAATATTTTTTTCCTCCAACATAAAGTGATAGTAACTTCTCATTTCTCTACCTAAATCTTCATCATTCGGGAATGCCTTTATTAAATCAACAATATGTTGTGGGTCAAAATTAACTTTCTCATAATAATTGTCAATTATTTTTGTTATTTGTTTAGGTACTTTTACCTTAGACGGTGATGGTGGCCTATACCCATAGGATTTAACCTGCCTTAATTCGTTTATTGTTCTTTTTTTCATGATATTTTATTGTTTTGTCAAATTATTAATTAACGTCTTGGGTTGATAACTCATCTGTTAACCGAACTACAACTTCTAAAATGAATAATGTCACTATTAGTGTTGTTTGTGCCCCCCATTACCTTCCCACTTCTTTTAAATATTTTTCCTTCATCTGTTCCCAAGAGATATCTATTGCGTCCCAATAGAATAGGTGTTCTGGTTTAAGTCTATCTTGTTCACACATATTTTTATACCTCCCAACCGCTTTTTTCTTCCACCACTTATCTGTATATGTGATGTCGTCTTGAAATTTCTTCTTCATTTTTAGGTCCTTCTCTTTTACCTCTTCTCGTAAGAACTCACAACCATTGTCATACATCATTGCGAGATAAACTCCTCTCTTGAATCCGTGGTCGTATGTGGACCCTTTTATTCCACAATGTTTAAAAACCTTGTTAAGGATATTCTGTTTAGGTCCTGTAGCACTTATAGCTTTTGCGTGTTCTTCTGGGTGATTTTCCTTTAACCATTTATTCCATGGTAGGTATGCACTATCATCAGGTTTTAACCTAACTTTACCTGAGGTCTCCCCCATCGTTTTGAAGTGTGGTATTCCATTATACATTGAGTTAATTCCGTACAGTGCTGTCGTTCCTACAGCAATTAGTTTATCGCCGTATTTTTCTTCCCAAGCATCTCTGATTGTTTTACAAGTAGTTAATGCTGCTATTAATTTACCCATTAACATATTATACCCACCTGGTTGTGTAGAACATATAGTTGTAGCTATAGCGGTGTTGTTTAACTTGTGTTGGTCAAACTTGTTGGTTTTATCCCAACCTATGTAAGCGTCTCTAACTTTAATACTTGTAACGTCAGACCCCAAACATACCAAACCAAGGACTTTATCTGTTTTCCTATCTCTTACCCAGAATTTCATATTACGTCCAGGGTTTGCAACCCATTCCATTGTGTGGATGAGTTTTCGGTAGTTTACCCATTCGGTAACCCCTTTTCCTGGTGTTGCCATAACAACATAAGGTTCAATTTCCATTATCTCCTTTACCGTTAAGCCCACATCTAACATATCTGTAGGTGCCCATAAATTATTTTTATAACCCAGAAGTTTCTTTTTTATTTTAGACATTTTAGACCCCTTATTCATTTCCTGCCATTTTTTGTATAGTGTCTGTTCCTCCACACTCATCTCTTTTAGCATGTCGAGATTATCTATTAACTTTTGTTTCATCAACTCAAAATCAAAATAGTCTTGTTCAGTATTAAATAAATTTAATTGTTCTTCCATTACCATAAAATAGTTACCAGTGAATTTAAGTCAATTACTAATCGTACCACACCATACGCTGCCAATACCGTGTAAATAACAATTAGGGTTTTGGCAAGAGGGGATAATGTCTCTTCCTCTTTTTTTTGCCCATTTAAATCTCCCATAGGTTTATTTTTACAACCTTTACATTTTTTCTTCCCCATCAGTTAAAATTTTCTTCTTTTTTTATTTCTTCCAATAACTTTATTTCACTCTGGTTTATCTGTTGGGGGATTGTTGGGTTTATGAAAACATATAAATCCCCTTTAAAACCTGTACTATCATAAAATCCTTTTTCTTTTACCCTTAAGGGTTTTTTAAAATCTGAATTAGGTGGGACATCTACCTTAATAGGTCCGTCAAAATGGTTTATTAGGATTTCTTTCCCTAAACAAATATCTACGAAGTTCATATCTAACATATAATGGAGTTGTTCAGCGGCACGTTTAAAATGACTATGTGGTAAAATTCTTATTTTAATCAATAAGTCACCGTCTATTCCACCCCATACGGAATTTCCCTTTCCCCTCAATTTCATCAATAAGCCATCATCTATCCCTCTAGGTATTGAAAATTTAATTTCTTCGTTGTTGTGGAACCCGCCACCTTCAAATCCATTTCCCTGACAGGAAACACACACACTATTAATCATTTGCCTAAAAGGTCCATGTTGCACCATTTGTTGTACAACCCCATGGCCTTTACATGTACCACACATTTTGTTATTGGTGGACACTCGATTAAACCTTAAAGCTCTATCTTTGCCGAAATAAGATTCCTCTAGAGTTATATTAAGATTGACGTTAAGGTCCTTACCCCTACGGGTGCGGGGAGAGTTGTTGAACCCCCTACCACCAAATAGGTCACCAAACATATCGAAGGGGTTCCCACCATTAGAAAACATGTCTTCCATGTTCATCCCCCCACTATCGTACTTACTTCTTTTCTCCTCATCCCCCAATATGCTATAAGCTTCTGATAGCTCTTTAAACCTCGATTCCCCATCAGGGTTTTTATCTGGATGGTACTGCAGTGAAAGTTTACGATAACTTTTTTTTATTTCTTCCGCTGTTGCCTCTTTACTTATACCTAAAATTTCATAATAATTTTTCATATGGATGTTACTAGTTATCAAATTGTTTTATTTAACAACAAATCAAAAAAAAGAATTGTCGCGACTTCTCGTATCTTTACTAACATTAATAAAAAATACAAAGAAATCCATAAAAAATCAAATGTTATATTTCCCGTAAAATATAATAAAAAAAGGGAGTGTTCATTTGAGCTAGCTTTAGTATGCCTGGGTCAGTGCAAGAAATCACCAATACATAGGAGAGATGAATTAGGAAGATTAACTGAGGTTATAATGAAAAATAAAAAATACCAAATTCTCAAGATACGCCCTTTTGATGTAGAGGAGAAGATTTATGACCACCAATTAGAAAAGAGGGTCTACTTTAAAGAATTATACGATAGATACCTAAACAGTAAGAATATAATGCAAATATTCTCACTTAACAATAAAATTGTCATACAAAATAACGACTTATTCCACTTATTCAGTTTAAAAAATGTGAGTGAATCCTCTAGATTTTTATCGTGTATTAAAAAATATTTTGCAGATAAAGGGAAGTTTAATTTTCTCATTAGTAGGGATTTATCTACCATTCAAAGAAAAGAGTTATACAACTTGTTAGAATCTAAGGGATTTTCCAGAACCTTACTTTATAAGCACTACACCTACTAATCCTTTCCTAATATAAATGTTACTAAAATCTCTCCTATTTGTACGTCAAAAGTAGGGTCTATATTCAATAATTCTGGTTCCACATCCTCACCCACTTTAATCCTTTCCACTTCTTTCAATATTTTAACATAGGTGTTAGAATCTACTGTAAAACTCATTTCTGATTTTAGGACTGTGAAGGGTAAATTGTCTGAAAGATTTAGGAGGGAAACTAAATATCCCTCCATAACCTTTGGTGCGTCCCTTTCTTCCTTCTTTTCTTTTAAATATTTCTCACTAAACTGTGGCATATCCAGATGGTTTTTTTCAAACGTAGGTAATTCAATTTTAATTTTCTCTATAGTTTTACTTTTATGGTTTTGGATTTGGTTGGTGTCCTTTTTCACCTGTTTCTGCAACCATTCCAGTGTCTTTGTTATCTTTCCCATTATGGTTTGTTAGTGATATGTCTGGTAGTTCAACGTTAGTTTTATGGTTAAAGGTAATATTCTTTAAATCTTCTAAGTTTTTAGACATAAATAACCTTTCTAGTTCTTCTTTTTTCTCTACCAATAGCCTTTGTTTATCTTCCTCGTCTTGATTTATCCTAACAATTCGTATAACTTCAGTTTCTAAAAAACTAACTTCGTCCTTAGTATCTAGACAGTAAAAAGAAACCACAAATGTCCCATTAGAGTTTTTATTAACTTTAACAGCTATTTTTTCTTTATCGAATAACCCCTCATAGGCCCAATTAACTGGAAACATTAAGTCTAAAATAAAATAATTTTCATGTTTCCTAATCCCATAAAAACATTTACCAATTCTTTGTATGTTGTCAAATAAACTCATTTAAAAATTATATATGTTAAAAAATAAGATATTGTAAAAAAAATAATTATCTCATCCACAGGAATATCTTTATAATGTCTCATCTTTGTTTTTTTAGGTGGATTACTCATAAGATTAACACCGAACACAATTAAGTACCTCATCATTAATAAAACAGAAAGTAAAAATAAAAATTCTGTTATTAATTTCATGGTCACTCTCCTTTATTAGCGATTAAAATTTCTTTTCGTAAGTCTTGACACAAATTCTTAATTTGTTGTGCGGTTTTTCTTGCTCTAGTCCCAGCACTCTTATTCGTGTTTTCAAAAAATTTACTAGTATCTACAGATAGGCTTTCTACTAGTTCTTTAAGTTGTATTAATGTCTCCATTTTTTTTGTATTAATTTAAAATTTATTATTGCGTAAGTTTATGGCCTACATTAAAAAACTAACCCTAAGATGGTGATAAGTCAACTTTATTTGATAAGATTATTGTCTAAAGTTTTATATAGTTCTGTATAAATGTCTAATTCCGATTTGGTTTTTCGGTCTTTGATGACGAAAAGGGTAGAGAAAAATTTATCTACCTTATCAATAACTAAAGTACTGTCGTAAGAATAAAATGACTCTAAAAAGAAATTCAAAAAGTAGTCAAAATGTTCCCCGCTCTCATTAAATCTAATGCCTTCTTTCTCTAAATTACTTACCACCTTAGACCAACACCATTTAAAATGATTTTTGCTTTCCACATCTCTTATGATGTCAGGACCCAGGTACGTTTTATCCACTAATACATATAGTGATTTTATAAAGTAAAAAAATAATTCGGACTTCTCTTGGATAATATCATTAGCTTTAAACCACACATCCAAGTCTTTTTGGGGTACTGGTTCACTAACGTATCTATAAAATTCTAAATGTGAAAATTTTCTTCTATCTCCCATAAAGATAAATATAGGAAAGAATGTTACTTAATAAAGTTTTAGAAGTAAGAATTACTTACCCTCTCTTTTCTTTAATTCTTTACTGACTTCTTCCAGTATTAATCTTTTCTGGTTATCATTACTAAAACCTTCCTTTAAAGAGCCATATAATACGTTATATGTCAATTCGTTAAGTGCTTCGGCTACCATGTAATTTGCGTTAGCTTTTCTATTACCGTACCTATTGGGGATAGCCTCTGCCCACTCGTCACTTTGGAGTTTCTTATACTTCCGTTTAGTCTGCTTTTGAATGTCTTTACCTAGTTTAGAAGGTACTACATTGCCCACTTCTTGACCTGACGAGTCCTTACCCGTGTTATTGCCGGTTCTAGTAGACCCATCAATATAATCATTTACTTGGTCTTCAAACTGTTTGTTTGGTTTGTTTTGATACTGTAAGTCTGTAAGTCCCATGCCTCTCCAGTCTTCGATATATTCTTCTTCTCCAGTACTATTTCTGTACATGGGTGATTGGTAGTCAGTTTTAGAATTATTCTGATGTGGAAAAGACGCGTGTGAATTATTTTTAATATCTAAGTAATTTTTAATCTTATCATAAACCGCATCCATAGCTTCATCATTAGATTTTTTAGAATCCTGTAAAGCTTGATTTGTTAGAACATACCCTGGAAAATTATGAGTATCACTTGCTGCCTCTCTAATGTGTTTTTTAACTCTTTTTTTAAGTATCTCTTTTTGCACCATAGGTTTAAGTTCACTTTCAAAAATGTCTTGAATAGTGGTTTTCACTTTCTTATTTACTTTAATTTTAGACATGACCTTTTTCTTTTATATTATATAAATATACATTTAATCCTATTCGTACTTAGGTTTATTACCTTTCATGGAATAAATCTGACCAATGGGTTTATCCATTTTCACATTACCCACTAAAGATGTGATGGGTGAATGGTAAAACCCTCTCTTAATCATCTCATCAACCTCTTCTTTAGTGTATTTTTTTTTGTAAGGTTTCATTTTTTCAACCTTATATTTTTTCATGTCTTTTTGAAACATGCTTTGCATCTCCCGTAAAATTATATTTTTTAAATAAGTTTCTGATTTATTAGTTTTTTTAGAAACGTTTTTAATAGCTTCTTGTAAAGTTTTATCTTCATAGAACTCTAAAGCGTCCATACTCCCTTGGTTACAATATGGAAACTTTCCACATTTTTCTTTTATTCTAACATATTTCGCTCCAGGTCCCCCATACTTAGGAAAGTTAGGGTCACTTACCGCTCTCCAGTTCTTTTTATTTTTTGCCCATATAGCGGGTTGGGAGTATGCCCCTGACGCACCCGCAGAAGTTTGTTCTTCGAATTCTTCCTCTTTATTTATTCCCTGGTCTGCTGTCCACCCCATAGGAGCTACAAATGCCCCTGACGCACCCGCAGAAGTTTGTTCTTCGAATTCTTCATCTTCACTTAACTCTTCGTTAGTTTCAGCTACTTTCATAAGTTCGTCTCGTGATTTAACAGCTTCAATTCCTTTTCTAGGCCCTAATTCTTGGCTAACATTGTTAACCATTCTTTTCATATTACGTTCATGTTGGTCTAATGCGTTCATATTTACTTAACATTTTTAATTTGGCTATCCCAAAAATTCCTTCTTAACCAGAAAGTTTTATATAGTTCTATTAATACCTTAGTGCTCACATCTACCACTTCCGCACGATGAGTTTTAGAAAGTTTACTATTCTTTCTTTTTAGTTGTTTTTCCACCACATCAATAACGTCCTTTTCAAAAGAAGTAGTTTTAAGGAAGTCTTTGATTTCTTTTCTAGCAATTCTCTCTATCTCTTTTTTGTCTGTGTTAGTAAGTGCCATCTATACAAGGTATATCATATAAATACTAAGAAGATAGGGTTTGTTACCTGATTAAATTAAGAACTACAGCACTGGTAGTTATGGTCAACGCTCCTAAGAAAAAATGTACCCCTGGTTTATTGTACCATTTAGGTCTTAATTCTTTATTCAAGTCAATATAGAGATTAATTCTACTATTTAAAAAGTCCACATTCTGATTTAATAAAGCTACATGTAGACTGTCTTGCTGGTTTAGTAGTTTATAGTTAAGCAATTGGGATTCTAACGTTTCAATTTTCTCACCCTGAATTTTAATAGTTTGTTCTTGTGCTTGTATTATTGAGTCTAGCTTTATCACTTCCCATTCACTAAACGTAAATGAAGTGTCTACCGTCTGTGCATTTAGAACACCACCAGATAATATTAAGAGTGCCAATATGAGAAGATGCCCTATGTGTAATTTAACTAACGTTCGTAAATGTGTTTTCATTTATTTTAGTCTCTTCTTTAAGTCATCCGCGGCTTGTTTACCCGTCTTACGTTTAATCTTAGGTTTTTTGTTATTAACCTTTTTTAATTTTTCGTCGGTAGACTTTATATCTTTCTTTATCCGACCTTTAGCCTTTAAAGTACGTTCTAACTCTTTTTTAATTACTTTAGTGTCCCCCTCATTATCCTTAATCTGGTCTTTTAGCTTTTCCACCTTTCGGTTAGTGTTTGAGTTTAGGAACCAAACTAACCCGGCAAAGAACCCTATAAACCCTAAAATATATTTCCAAGCTTTTTTTAAAAATTCTTTCATATCTTTTCTATTCTATATTACTATCCATTTCTACGTCAACCCCAAGTTCATCATCACCTAACCCTTCTTCAGTTTCTACTTGTGTAGTTCTTCTATCAGCTAAAATCTTTGCCCACTTAGCTTCAAACGTACTGTAAAAAGTTTTAACTTTTTCTAGGATTTCCATAAATTTATTATCTACCTTAACCATATTTGCGTTACCAATGTAAGTACCTTCTACTTCCGCAATAGAATAATAGAATCTTACATCAAACCTTAGAAGGTCTCCCGACCATTCTACATTGTTTTTATAAATATTTAAGGGATGGTATTGTGCCATATCTGACACTTCTTCAACAAACTGTTCCATAGTTTCTTGAAATGTGGATTGTTCTTCCTCAGTTAAAACTAAATCTTGTTCGGTGGCACCATGTACTATAATTTTTCCACCACTGACAGTATATTCTTTAGTCTTCTCTTCTTCCACCTGAGGTCGTGATTCAGGTTCGTCATCCATATCAACATTTATTTCACCGTCCACTTGTTCATTTATAAAACGTACCTTATTTAACATGTCTTTCATGTCGTCATACATTATATTACTATAATCCCCGTTTACCGTTTTTTTATTGTATTTCATTTTCTTCATCTATGTATGTTTTTAATTTCTCAAAATCAAAAGACGGACTAAGGTCTGTCCAGCATTCACCATAATTACTTCTAGTGGTAACTCCTGAAAAGCTTCTCACACCATCAATCTTTACGTTGTGCCCAATCAATTCTAGAGGTATGTCATAGTCGGAACATATTTTTACTATAAGTTTTGCACATGCCCATAACTGTTTATCTGGATAATTAGACCAAAAAGTCCTATCTCTCCATCTTTTCTGATATACCTTTCCTTTATAAGTATCCCCAATCCAGTTGATGTACTTGTCGTTTAAGGTATTATATTTTAACCACCCTAAATTTTCTAAGCACACAATAATGGAACTTTTATCCACTTCTTCTATACCGAAAAAATCCGAATAGTTCTCTGGGTTAAAATTTTGGATTACATTACCATTTTTAGAGATGTTATAGGTTGGTATCCTGGTGTACTCACCATCCAACCTATATTTTAGACTATTACTAAAATAAGTTAGTGGTCTAGAGGTATGGCATAGTATAATTTGTGTTTTATTACACTTTTCCTTATAATAGAATAACTCTTTTTTATTTTTTATTGTCGTCTCCAAGTCTTTTTCGATAGGTTAACACTTTCTTATTATCTCCAACATTAATGGGTTGTGACGTACTAGTTTTATGTAAACCTAACACGTTTTCCAATTTTTTCAAGTCTTCTTCAGAAGGTTTTACGGGCTGTAAGTTACTTTCCTCTTTACCAACAATTTTACTTAATTCTTCTACTGATAATTTTTCTTCGTTTCTAGGTGGGTGGTAACCCTCCTCTGGATGCTCTGCCATTGTATTGCGTATATCTTCTTCTATGTCACTAACTTTATCATTCACTAAAGTACCCTCTTTCGGCTTTTTATTTTTCCGTTTTACTCTAGAAAAAGCAAAATTAGCCGCTATAACCATAGCAATAGCTAGTGGGTCAAATACAAAAATAATAAGGAGTAAGAACCAATTAACTACTTTATTCATCGGCTTACCTGTGACTTCGGAAAGGTACTTTAAAGGCCCTAATTCACTTTGCCCTTCATTACTGATTTCTAAGTCCAGTACCTCCCTATCTAATCTAAGGAGTGAGTCTTGAATCGCCTCTAACCTAATATTTGTAGTATTCCTATCTATTATGGTTTTATCTAGCTCACCTTGTAATGCTCTTCTAGTGGAGGAGGAGGTTGTAGTTATAACTTCTCCCGCATTCTTATCATACCAAGATACTTGAGCTGGGTTAGAGAGTGAAATTCTTAGGTCTGATATGGATTTATTTAACTGTTCTTTTTCGAGGGCCAAATCACTTTTCCGTTCCTCAAATCTATTTTGTTTTAGTTCTAAGACTCTTAACCCTTTACCTAATAACTCTGATTGAGTAGCTGCCTCTTGGTAAGCTCCTGACAAAAATCCGTAGATTCCTCCACTTGTTATTAAGATTAAAACTAAAATTGCTAGGGAAAGATAAGTTCTTAATAACTTATTTATGGTACCCCAATACTGATACAGTAATGAGGCCACAACTAATTTAGCGAATTCTAAAGAACCAGCCATAACCATTACCTGGTAACTCGCTCCCGCAAATAATTTACTTAAACCAAAAACAGAATAGAACGCAGCGGAAGCTGACACACTAAGAGCAGATAAAGCAATTAAAAAAGGAAATAGTCTTTCTTTCATAATTTGTACATTATACTATAAATATAAATTATACTATATAATCTAAAAGTTCTCTACTCTCATTTCTTAATTTACGTAGTGCTTTCTCCTTAATCTGTCTAACTCTCTCCTTGGTTAGGTTAAAGTCTTCTCCGATTGCGGACAATGTGCGGGGAGTCTCAGTTAGACCAAAGTAGTCTCCAACTATCTTAATTTCCCTATCGTCCAAGACTTCCATTATTTTTCTTAACTCTATTTTTAACTGTTCATCAGTATTAAATATTTCTTCTGGATTATCCGCGTCTTTATTTTCAATGACACTCACTAAGGTATCACCCTCTTCATTTATAGGTTTATCTAAATTAATGGTATAAGGTAAATTCTGAAGTTTACTATCTATCATATGGTTTTCCACATTTCCCATTTTTTTAGCTCTTTGTACTTCTTGGACTATATTAGCAGGTAGACGAATAGTCCTAGCATGTTCATTTAAACACTGAAAAATAGACTGTTTTACCCACCATACAGCATATGAGATAAATCTATTACCTTTACCCCAGTCAAAATTCTTAATGGCTTTTAATAATCCGTGATTCCCTTCCGCAATTAAGTCGGGTAAGTCCACTCCTTGGTTCTGATAGTCTCTAGCCACACTAATAACAAATCGTAGGTTCCCCAACATTAACTCCTCTTCTATTTGTTTTTTTTGTTCAGGAGTTGGGGAATTTAACATTATCTTTGATAACGTTTTTTCTCTGTTAACTGTTAAAACGTCTATTTTTCTCACGTCTTTCAAGTAGTGAGATATCTCATCTTGGTTTATAAAAGGTCCTGTTTTTTTCATATGTATATTTTAATAAAGTTAATAATCAATTTGTGTACCACTATATATTTACTGACATTTTGTCAGACTGCCTGTCATTCCTCCCCCTGACTGTCCAGGAAGTCTATCTCTTCTCCACTTAAAGATTCCAAACCACGTTCATTATCTATTATTTTATCTAAAATCTCATCTACAGTATACTTGTCGTAGCTGGTTTCTATATGGTTGTGATTTGGTTGAAATTCTATTTCACCCATTTCTTCTTGTATCGAAGTAAATGTTTCACCTATATGCTTAATACCCCCCATTATAGTCTCATCAATACTTGGGTCGTCAATGGTTGGTTTAGATTTTAAATCTGTTAGGTGTTTTTCCAAATCTACATCTAATCTTATACCCATTTGTCTAGGTTTAGGTAATAAAAAATAAGCAAATATGTCATCATTTAAAGTAGAGCCTAATAGCCAATCTATATCTTCTAGGGTTTCACTACTCTGAAAGTGACATACCATTAAATTATCGTGGTGAACATATCTAAGTGTCCCTCCGTTAAGTACCATTGTTAGGGTATGGATGGTATCAGAAACATTTGCTTGTATGGTGGTGGGTTCAGTAAAGTTTCCCACTATGAATAAAAAATAATTTTTCTTTCTTTTCATAATTATAAATATTTTGTTTAACAAATATAGTCATATTTATTGGTGTAAACAAAAAATAAAATGAAAATAACTTACCAATTTAATGAATCGAAGGATGATTCTAAAAAAGAAGTAAAAAAGGGTGTTAAAAAAAATGATTTCACCAAAGATAGAATCCATCCTATAGACACGCCAGAATTCAATACCGCCACAGGATGGCCAGAAGGTGGAATCGGTAAGGGTGTTATGAGGATACCTAACGATAGTCCTTCGTTTGAGGGGAGTTACTGGTTCCATAGTCAAAATTTTAACGACGAAGAGACTAACAAAAGGCCTCTCCACCCAGAAAAAGATTACTATAACCCCCAAGACAGCCACACTGGGGACGATTATGTGGAAATTAGGGGGGTGCATCACCCAACTGAAAAGGTCTCCCATGAGACAAACTGTAATGCAGACTCGGAGAATTATGATGAAGAAGGTAAGTTGGATATCGAGAAGAAAAATGCTGGTCATTTAATGGGGCAAAGTAAGAAAAGTCCTGAATTAAAAACCTATAACGCAACTATAAGAAAAAACGCAGATATGTTTACGGTAAAAGAAGAAAGTAAACATATTTATAAAGAAAACCAAAATACTATGAAAAGTTCAATGCAAGAACAACTAGACAGAATTAAACAGATGATGTTGTTTGAGGACGGCATGACATATAAAGACGTTAAATTATTAACAGAGGAAGAAACGGGTGGAGATACTGGTGGAGATACTGGTACAGACTCAGGTGTTGGTACTGGTGGAGATACTGGTGGAGATACTGGTGGAGATACTGGTGGAGATACTGGTGAGGGTGGTACAGCCCCACCACCGCCATGGGATTGGGCTCCTGAAGATACTGGTGGAGATGATGGTGAAGATACTGGTGGAGATGATGGTGAAGATACTGGTGAAGATACTGGTGGAGATGATGGTGAAGATACTGGTGGAGATGATGGAAAAGATGATGATGACTATGTTCCTGGAGATGGTGATGGAGATGGTGATGGAGATGACTCTACAAAAGAAAAAGGAGACGATTCCAAATCAAGTAAATCAAGTAAATCAAGTAAATCAAGTAAAGGAAGTCCAAGACCAGCTTATGACGCAGGGTCATATAGTGCAGGATTTGACGTTACTACAGTGAGCAACCCATTCGGTGGTGGTGGAAAAGGGATAGGTAGTATGAAGGACTTGGGTGATGGAGAATTACAAGCTTTAATTGCTCAATTAAAAGCCCAGCTTAAAGGGGGGAAAAAAGAGGATAAGAAGAAGGATGAGTTGAGTGAGTCTAGAAACCCTAGAAAGAAAAGTATTAGTAAAAAATCTTTAGGGGGAGGAAGAACTAACAGACCTAAATATAGAGTCTTAAATGAACAATCGACAGAAATTTCTAAAAAAGCTGAAGAAGACCTTAAGGAATCTAGAAATCCTAGAAAAAACGTAATCAAACTTACAGAGGCTGACCTTTACAAAATCGTAGACAGAGTTCTTAA